AAACCTTTTCGTTTGGTGCTAGTCTTGGTATGACTAAGAGAGATCTTAATTGTGAAAGACTTAAACTAGCCAAGGCTCTACATGACATGGGTATGAAGGTTGCTAGTATAGCCCTTATGTGTCAAGACAGCAGGGTGTTTTCAGCAATGGCAATGTCGGGAACTAGCTGTCCATATTTAGGATCTATAGGGACTGAGGCCCAGGCTAAGTGGGAAAAATATGGTAAGCTAAGACCAGACTATGAAGAGTATGTTAAGACTTTGCGTATTACAGAACAAATAGACAATGAAATATTAGAGGATATAGATGATGGTCAGGTTATTAATTATTCTGGTGGCACTATTAAACTCGGCAATAAGTAAAGCAGATACTATTTGTCTACAAGATGTTCCAAATATTGGAGACCAAACTTGTACCACAACTTATAGTACAGGCACTACAACTACGACAAGTAATTTAATATCAGAAACTTTTAATGATGGCACTTGGAATGGAACTATGTTTCCTGACAGTTCAGATTTAAATGAGTCAACTTATCTAACAGGTAAAGATGGTAAGTATGCTGAGACTACAATCAACAGCGTAGACCTAATGACTATCAATGAGTTAAGACAGGGCTTTACTAGTAATTTTACTGCAGATATAAGATGGTGGAATAAGTGGCAATCAACAGTTACTATGAGCCAAACAGCAGTAAGTGGTAATGGTGATACAACTACGCAAACATTATTATTAACTGATACAACTAATGCTAATTATGAATTTAGTAACTATGGTAACACACTTATTGTTACGCCCAATACTGAGTACACACACGGAACATTAACAGCTAGGTTTGATTTTGATGTAGAGCAATCAGCAGGTAATTGGAACTCATATCATAGTGGTGTGGATGTGACCGATCCTAGCTTAATACTAGATTATACCACCCTAACAGAAGCTACTAATACTACTGTTAAGTTTTGTTGGGAGTTTACACCTAGTACTTGCCCTCAAGCAGTTGAAGATATAGCAGAAACTATTGTAAATATAGAAGACGATTTAACAGTTATAATACAGGATATAGAAGCACCTGAAATTGAAATAGATCTACCTATTATAACATATGAACCTGAAATTATAGAGGTAGATGAACCGCAGATTGAAATAGAAATACTAAGTATAGAAACAGTAGATATGATTCCTGATATGGATACGGTTGAAGTTTTATCTATACCAGTGGAAACATCTATGATTGAAGAAGAAATTACAACGGAAGAATTAATTGATGCATACGATACTGAGCCTGTTGTGGAGACAACAACAAATGATGAACCCTCAACTCCAGAACCAGATGCCGATCCTATTGAAATGGTGGAACAAAACGATGAACCAATTGAAGAGCAACCCAGTAGCGAAGAAGTTGTTGCAGAGCAACCAATTCAAGAAACAGATAGTCCAAAACAAGAAGAAGTTGTCAAGGCAGATGTTGAAGAATCAGGACCAGAACCTATTGAAGAACCAGTGGAAGAAGATATAGTTGAGGTTGTAGAAGAAGAGTCAGAAGTATCTGTTGATGTAGTTGCAGTTGAAAAATATATTGATGGCAAAGTACAAAGTCAAATAGAAAAAGTTGAAGCTACTTTATTAGTAGTTAATGAATTAGTAAATAGGGCTATGGTATCCAATCAAGTAGATATATCTAGTTATGGTAATATTAATCAAGCTATCTTTGATAATCGTCAGTTACCTAAAGGTAATCAAGATTTTTTTAAACAGATAGTATTATCAGGATATGATAAAACTATTTATAACAATCAAGTATCACTAGTATCTATAGATCCTGTCGCACAACATAACATAAAAGTAAATGAAGCTAGGGATAAAACAGATAAAGCATATTATAAATTAAAAGCATTAATGGAGGCAAGACAATGATTGAAAAATTACAAAAGATAGGATTATTAATTACACTTATATCAGTAATAGGAGGTGGATTCTATACTTGGGGCACATTTAATCAAAGACTAGACGCTATCGAAAAGAAAAAGTTTGTAGTTAATAAGACAGTAGATCTTACAGAAGTTAACAAAACTATAGAAGGATTAAAGGCAGACATTAAAATTAATGGAGCTGCATTAGACTATCTTGAAGCTAAGTTAGAAGAATTAAAAGTAAAGTTAAACAACCCGTTATTACAATAGGAACATATATGGTAGACACATTAGCACCTAAAAAAGTATTTAGCCAAAGAGACTTGGATCAGAGTCTATTAAAAGCTACACCTGTGACTCAAAGTATTATGAGTCCTGATAGCACTCTGTTATCTTCTGTGCCATCAGTTAAGGAAGATAATAAATTATTAGATAAGCCACAACTTGATTATGTTATTGATAAAAATCAAATGTTTAATATGATGCAAAACGCACAGAAACAATCTCGTGCTATGGTTAATGAAACTAACGAGACGGTAAGATCATCACAAGAAACTATAGATACTAAACAAACTGGAGAAAGAACTAAACAAGAAGACCCTCAAGGATTAGTGATGAAACCTATTGAGTATGCAGCTAAAGGATTAAAAGATAAAAATGTAAGTGGCCCAATACTTACAGGAGAAAAGGGACCAGAGTTGATTGTGCCTACTGGAGATGGAAAGATTAGTATCCTTGATGCTAAAACTACTGGTGGTCTACTTACTAATGGGGCAACACAAGCATCATCTATAGTAGAAAAACCAGCACCAAAACTTAAAGCAAGTCCAATTGAAGATGAAGCATTCATAAACTATATGAAAACAGTAGAGAATGCTCAGCTTTTAGCTGGAGATAAGTCTAAGTTACAACATAGTTCTGTAGAAGGTGGGAATGATACTGTAGCATTTGGACATAAACTTACAGATAAAGAAGTTAGTTCTGGTAAAGTATACGGTTATGACTATACTAATTTGACTACGGATCAAGCAAATGATATCTTTAATGCAGACATAAAAAAAGCACATGCAGCTTTAATAGATAAATTTGGCAATCAATACACGGGTCTAGACAATAGACGCAAACAAATACTTATTGACTTTCAATATAATTTAGGAAGTCTTAACGCTTTTCCTAAATTTACAACAGCATTATTTGCTGGAGACGAAGCTACCATGATGAAAGAATATAAAAGATTTTTTAAAGATCCAAAATCAGGTGATATGAAACCTTTAGGTAGAAATAAAAATTTTAATGATTTCTTTTTTGATGGAGAAGGAATTGCAATGAACTCTATGATGTCACAACCAATAAGAAAAGCAGAGAAGGGTGCAGAGAATGTTGAGATAGGTAATGCACAACCTGCAGGATTCTTTTTTAGAAATCCAATGACTCCAGAAAAACCCTCTGGTGGTGAAAAACTATTTAATTTTTTATTTCCAAGATCTAAAAACAAAACATCAGAAGCTATGCCCAACAACATGACACCTATTCCACCTGTAAATGAACCTCCAAACAATACTAGTTTAGTAGAAAAACCAGAAACAAATAAAGAACCTTTTGATCCTAATAAATTAAAAGATGAAGATTCAGGTTACGGTGTAAACCTAGATTATTATTATGATAATAGGGAAGAGATGGCTAAGTACACTATTGCACAAGAAAAGGGTAATGATTATGTCCCATCTAAAAAAGAAATAAAAGAAGTTATGAATGATAACGATGCAAGATTTGATGCATACTGGAACATGAAATCACAAGAGTTTGACGATGAGTATGTACAAGATGCTAAAGAAGACTACATAAAACCTGACCCCTATGATCCTTTAGGAAAAAGAAAGCAAGAGTTGTTGGACGAGTATGGCCCTGAGATTCTCCCTGAAGCCTAGCCTTTACTCTTTAATTTTATAAGGATCTGTACTTAGTCTAGGTATCTTACCCTCTAAGTCTTCGCCCGATAGTATACTCTCTATATGTTTGTGTATGTACACAACAGCTGCACCTATGATAGAGTCTTTAGTAAAAGTTTCTGCTATCTCTTTGAGACTACATCCATACTGCAACAGTAAAGACACTGCCTTACCAGATGCTCTAAGCTCTCTATCCAGAGTACTTTCATTTGGTTTTATCTTAACCCAAATAGCCATAGGCGTAATCCCTCCAGAGTTTATAGTATAGTCTACTATAGCTACTACTCTTCTATCATCTATATCCATACGGACGGTATTACTTCTCATTCTATTTGGTACTTCCATTCTAGCCACGTTATCCATTATAACCTTTCTATTAAATCTTTTATTTCGTAATTAAGTTTTTCTGCATTACTCTTGCAATGTCTGATTACCGCAGATAGAATATTAGCATGTACTTTTTCTTCTATGCCATTAAGTTCTTTCTCTACAAGCATAGGCTCTGGGTAATCAAGATTGATTGCTATCTCATTTGAACCAGTCAAAGAGATATTCATTCCAAACAGATGAGATTTATTTTTTGCCATCTGAATTTTTTATTGCACTAGTATCCAGCTCTTGTAGTCCTCTAGATAGTACTTCAATACCTTGAACTACTTCACCATAAGGTCTAGTGAATAAGTATCTCAGTATACTTTGTACTTGAGATCCTGTTATTATATATTGTTTCTCTGCTAGCCTATTAGCTTCTTGCATTTGCTCTTCTGTAGTTTTATCTGCCATGATTGTTCCTTTTATTAAAATTTTTATTGTTTAAATATAGTAAAGATTAACGAATAATATATGGGTGACACGCTGGTATCATATAGCACACATTCGTTTGTATGTGCAAGTTTGACCCCTTTAAATTGATTTCATGTCTTTTACCTCCTTTATTAGTCTCTTCAAGTACCATTCTGCTTTTTCTAAATCTTGAACAGCATTTCCTTTGTATTTATACCTAGACATGTACTTCATACATGCACCTTTGAGATATCCATGGAACTCTTCGGCAGTCATAGCTGATTTAATTATATCAATAGTCTCTGTAGATGACTGCCTATAGTGATTAGGATTATTTACTGGGTCTTCCATATCTTCTCTTTACTTCTTTAGTGTTTACCATTTCAATATCATACTCTCCACCTTTAACATTACGTTTAACTATCAGCCCACTCCACCACATTCGTTGGGTATTATATGCGTATGATTCTTTGTGTGTCAAGTAGCAACCTGCAGATAATCCCATTATCTTTTTGCCTGTTGGGTATGCACCTACAGCATAGTCTAACAGATGGCAATGTCCTACAGTAGATGATACTTTATTCTTATTTAATAAAGTCCTGGCTATGTTCTCTCCAGAGATAGCCGATCCCATTAAACCGCTAGGAAAGTTATGTGAGTAATGTATGCCATCTATAATTACAGGGTATCTGTAAGTATACTCATTCCAACCATAGCTAGGATAATCTAAATCATCAATAGATATAGCACCCTCAAGCTCTGGGTTATCATCAACCATACGATCAATACGATCTTCATGATTGCCTAGTGTCATATGCATTTCAGCTTTGTGATTGCCCATACCTTTATTGAATAACTCTAAGGCTTGATGTGCATGATCTATATCTTTACGATACCTTCTACCTTGAAAGGACTTCTTGCCCCTGTCCCAACTAGATAGTGAGTCCATGCTAGCAAAGTCCCCCATACATATTATCTTATCTGCTCCAATATCTTTGGCCATCCTGCCTGCCCAAGTAAATCTTTCATTACTAGCAGCTGGTGTACAGTGGGGGTCTCCTATTACTAAGTGTGTTGTCATTAGTGTAAATCCTTTTTGTTTTTAAATTCTATCAAGTCTAATACATTATCATTATACTCTTCTGTATTATCTTCAATACTAAGCAAAGAATTCTCAAAGGCTTTAACTCCTGCTTCATAAAGTTCTTCTGGTCTATCCATAGCCATCTGTACCATACCTTTTGCTATGTAAGATGCTATGTCACGCTCATCACTAGGCTTTGGATCAATTATTCCCAAACTAAATCCACTATCATGATTAGTAATTAAAACCGATACAGAACTAAATAGATCAATATTTTTATTGTCTTTCATATATTACCAATCAATTCGTCTAAGCCTTTTACTTGCTCATCATCTTCGGGAATACCAGTTTCTATTAACTTTTTTCTTTTAACCTGCAGATTATGCACAGCAGCTTGTTGCTCCTTCTCATTCTCTTCTGCCATAAGTTCTATATCTTCGTCACTTAGTTGTTTATAAAATGTAACCATTATTATTCTCCTTTGTTTTTTTGTTCTATTATACTTAAGAATGATTTGAAGTCAAGTACAATAAGGGGTTTTCTGCTATTCATTTTTAATACTACAGCAGGTTCTAGATCAGCATTAGAAATAGACTGATCATAAGAATCATACAGTCCTTTCCATGTTTCTTTATTCTTACATTCAATAGAGAATGGGAATAGTTTTTGGGCCTTTTCAGATAGCTTGATGTCTATGCCAGACTCTCCCATGATAGCACACCATACATCTGTGTCTCTTTTTAAGCTAGGGAACGCACTGAGTAGTGCGTCCCTAACCCAGTTTTGAAGCCTTCGCCCCTTGGCTTTTCTACTGCGTACACTAGAAGCCATCATCTACCCTCGGATTACTGACCTCAGTGTACCAAACCCACTTAGGGTTTTTTGCTTGCGATTGCTGTTGTGGCAGCATCTGCAAGTTTTCTCCCCAACAAGGAAACTTGTAAGGGCAGAAACCACATGCCGTACCTAATACTTTATTACCTGTCTTGTTCTTTCTAAAGTATTCATCTTCGGCTTTGAAACATCTTTTAAATTCTTTGTCTAAAGTTATAGCCCTAATATTATTATCAATAATACTTATTGCCTGTTCTTTGTACTCATCATCTGCTATGGGAGCTTCAGTAACAACCCACTCACCTGTAGATTTATTAATTACTATCCAACCACCAAAAGGTTTTTGCCTAGACTCAGCATACATATAGCCTTGTGTTAGATAACCAAACAAATCATCCTCTGCTACTGCATGAAAGCCACCATTCTCTCCAAACTTATTAGTGAAAGACCAGGGCGATGCACTTTTAATATCCCATACTTTATCTTCTATCTCAACATCAAGAGTACCGTTAACTGTAACCGCATCTAGCTTGTACTCTGTCTTAGTTTGCTCTGATTGTATCTCTACACCAGATGCTTTCATTATAATCATTGCCGCTTGTTCTATAAGATCACCAAATAGATTTCTCATCTTAACATTATAAGGTTGCGACTCACCTTTAATGCCCCTCTTCTCCATCTGTAATTGACACAGAGGTCGTCCGATGCTTGATGCCCTAAGACCAAACTCTTTTTTTCTTTGGTCAGTGAACTGCTTGCGGAATGATTCCTTACAAGCCTCACCAAACTGGTCTATCAAGTCATCGGATACCTCGACTGCATCTGCGTTAGCAGCCTCAAGAAACACCCTAACTTTTTCTAGGATGTTTGAACTCACGATGCAAGCATCTCTGCAGGATTATCTTCTAGATCATCTACCACATCTATAATCTTAGCATCTTCTTTTACTGGAGAAGTCTTCTTAGCACTACGCCAGAGCTCTACTATCTCTTCGTTTTCCGTGTTGATAACATCTTGAAAAGATAAGAGAATCTCTTTTTCTTTGTCAGTGAAAGTAACTTCCTCTTGATTAACTGATATGTTTGATACATAGAATACATTACTACCTGCTTTCTTTTTCATAGTTTTAAGATCAAGTGTGTGATTAAACATTACCTTGCCCCTGCGTCTAAGGCTTTCTATTGCCTCACCTACAGGCTTAAAGTTACTGCCTGTTACCTTCCACAACACAGGTAATTCTTTTACCTCTGCCTCATCTCCTCCTGGAAGAGTACCCTTAAAAGAAACTAAACCATAAACTAAACGATAACATTTTATAGCCTTCTGTTTCATTCTCTCTTCATCAGAAAGATTAGCAAGCTCTTTAGCTGGTATCTTACCACACCTTATGCCACCTTGTATATCAATAGCCTCATCTTTCCAAGACTTAAAGATAATACTTCTATTACTATACTCATTCTTCTCAGCATCGTACTTCATATACTGATAGGCATTCATGAATGGCCTAAAAGTTACAGGCTTACCATAAGCATAGCTATCTAGTTCAGGAACATACACACCGTATGATCCTACTGGTACTTCAGCACCATCGTCATTCTCTGGAAATCTATTTATGGCTAGCTTCGGTAAGAAGTTACCAGTAGAAGATTTCTCTTGGCCAATCATAGACATGATCTGATCTTGTGATAGACCATCTATGTTAGCTACTTCATTATTAGACATCAAATTGTCCTCCTTGGTTTGTTATTAAAAATACATATACACTATTTATCATACTTTGTCAACGATAATGTAATAAAAATATACAATACATTACAAAAAATACAAACACTGTATGCAATATGTTCTCGTACCATTTCATAGGGCTACACCTTTCTGTTTAACTATTACGTTCATATCAAGCCAATCATACCCTACCTTAGTCTCTGTGTCAAGTGGTACATTAAAGTCTATATTGTAGTAAGACTTAAGAGAATCTATAACATTTAAGGTAGCAAGATCTAATATATCTGCCATGGCTTTTTCTTCTCCTGGATATATATCTGCAACTATAGAATCGTGCACTGTATTTATCAGCAGGCTATTAACTTTATTATCTCTCATAAGATTGTAAGCATTGATGCAAGCTATAGGTACCACATCAGCAGTAGCAAATCCCTGAACAGGATAGTTCTTTATCTGTGTAGAATAACTAGAACCTCCCCATGCCATGCGTTGAGCGTATGGAAATGCATACTCTCTGCCTGATGGTATTACCACTTTTTTATATTGTATGGCATTACTCTGTAAGTTCTCATGCCACTTTGCTATATCTTTATACTTATCTAAGAATGCTTTATAGTATCTCTTCTCATCCTCTGTTCCAGACATGCCACCATACAATGGTTTAAATGTATGTGCTTTAGCATCTTGTCTACTAACACCAATAGTATCTGCGGTAAACTGATGAACATCTACGCCATCATCTATATCTTTCATACCTTGCTTGTCTTGTGCTAGAAACACAGCAGCTCTAAATTCTAGTTGGGAAAAATCTATCTCCATAATTTTACCACCTTTAAATCTAGATGTTATTACTTTACGGATAGGAAAAGTATTACCTCGTGGTTGATTCTGAAAGTTAGGATCACGACTAGATAGTCTAGCTGTAGCTGTAACACACTGCATAAACTTTGGATGCAATATACTATCTGAGTTTACATGATCCCTCATGCCATTAACAAATGTATTTAGGTAGGTATCAATAGCATTGTATCTTATAATCAAATCAACAAACTCTTTTAGTTCTCCGTCTGATCTTGCTGATATCTTTTTAAGAGTATCTCTGTCAGTCTTAAAGCCACCGTCTGCCACCTCAGATACACCTAAAGGATCCTGCTTAAATCCTGCGACTGTATTTAATTTTGTATATATTAATCCTGTACCACTACATGCATCACATCTAGATAAATTTTTATACCTATCGCCATTAACTTTCAGTCTTTGTATAGTACCATCGCCCTTACATCTCTCACACTGAGTAGCCATAGTTTTCATTATAGTTGTTGTGTTATCATAAACTGCATCTGCAAATTTTTTCTTAGAAAAGATAGGGCGTTTCTTTTTTCTCTTGGTAGCTTTATCAATGCCAATATTAAACATCTCTGCCCACTTTTTTTTGTCATCTACTTTTCTTGAATATATAAGCCAAGATAGTTGCTCACCACTACCGGGATTGATAGGCGTATCCCCCATCTGATCCCAAATTATATTCTTAATCTTTTGTGCTATAGTGCCAAACTCTTCTTTGAATTCTTGCTCAACAGAATCTAAACCTGGAACATCTATGTGTATACCATTTCTTTCCATAGTCCCAAGTACAGGTAGAAACTCATTCATCATCTTAACAGATTTAAGTAGACCTTTGTTCTCCCCCTTCTTAAAGTCTGCCATCTGAGAATCAAATAAAGCCCGAGTAGATATAACGTCTTGCCTACCATACTCCTCAATAATATTAGTAGGTATGTTCTCAAAAGATATCTTATCTTTCATATACTGATCTACTGCATCAGACTTTTGCGATATACTCCTACGTCTACATATTTCTTTTAGTGACAAGGGCTTACGCAAACCTCTAAGCAGTACATACTCACCAATCATAGTATCATATAATCTACCATCATATTTAAATCCAGACTCCAGTAGCCATACTAAATCAAACTTAATATTGTGGCCCACTAATAGTTTGGTTTTATTTAGTGTAGCTTGTACTGCTAAATGATTAGACTTAATATCAAACTCATTATGATTATGATTAAAAAAATAGTAATCATCATTGACTCCTATACTGACTAAGAAATTATGTGGGTTAAAAGGTAATGGATCTGTCTTACCATTGTGCTCTACAAAACTTGTCTCTACATCTAATACTGTGATCATACTCTATACCTAGATAGCTGTGGCTCAATGTTACAAGTAATCTCTCCATGATACCCTGATATTTTATTCTTACTTATACACAATACTCGTGTAGTATCAAGTGAGTCTAGGCTACCGTGTTTACCTATACCTATAATTAAGTCTGCCTCTGCAGCTTTACCTGTCTTAGAGTTCTCCATCATATCAAATGATATGCTTGTCTTACCATGTGCATCTGCTGATGCTTGTGATATGGCTATAACACAACAGTCATGTCGCTTTGCTATCTCCCTTGCTCCTGTGTATACAGCCCGTAGCTTCTCATCTGTTCGTGAAAAATTACCAACAACATTTACTTTATCTAACTGATCAATAATAAGTATGTCAGGGTTGTGCTGTTCGCAATGAGCGTTGACATCGTCAAGAGTCCAATCAACAGTATCCATAAGTTTAACATTATCTTTTATATCCTTCCATTTATCTTTTGCTAATTCCATGTTGTCTATTATCTCTTCTTTAGTCATGCCTGTATGTGCATTGATAACTCGCATCTGTGTTCTAACTGCAGGTTCTTCATTAATTAGTGCATGTACCTTTGCACCTTGTGATGCAAAACCTTGTATACCCCCAACAAGATTAACCCAGAACGCAGTCTTACCTGACTCTGGTCTGGCAAATAATATAACTAAGTTACCTGCACCTATACCTGGAACCTGTTCATGTAGACTTGGCAGATTAAATTCAAACTTAGTCTGTATTTCTAAACTTTCTATAAGCTGTCCTATATCATCAGTCACTGCTTCTTCTTCCTGTATTTCTTCTTGTGTACCCTCGAGTAAGTCCTTGATATCATTGAAAGATCTACTGTGACCATTAAATATATCTGTCGCTACTACTGCTACTTTATGTGCAAGATTTCTTTTATGTACAGCACTAAGTATATCCTCTACAACATTTTCATTAGGCTCTTGTTCATCTTTAATTTCATTCACCATAGACTTAAAGTTTACTTGCGCAGCTCTGGTCAAAGCAGGATTATATTTTTCTAAATGTAAATCTATAAGTTCATCTATAGATAAATCTTTTTCATAGTCTTCGTGTGCTTTTTGTATTGTAGTGAATACACTTCCAAGTCCATTTGTAAATGTGGTCTTAGAAACTTTTGCTTTGTTCTTATCATAAAACTTTTTCTTAAGTAATAGTTTTATTAGCTGTCGTTCTTGCATAGTATCTCCTTTATCATTCCAGGTCTATAGTATTTTAGATCATCTTTTAGTATAACAACTCTTGCCTTTAGCTTGGCACTCTCAAGTGACTTTGCTATATCAAAAGATTTAGTAGTAGCATCTCTATCTAATGCAACTATAACTTCTTTATATTTTTTTTGTAGTATAGGAATAAAAGTATCTGGTAAACTTGTACCCATAAGTGCAACGCCTGCAAAATCTTGTGACACTGCACAGGCAGAAGCACAGTCCTCTACTAACACTGCAACATCTCCCTCACCACATATGTATGGATAATCTTTTCTACCATATACATACCACTTAGGCATAATGTCTGAACGCATGGCTCTACCCACACCACCAATTATATTGTGCTTGTCATCTCTAATAATAAATACAGCCCTGTGATTCTGTGGATCATACTGTATGTTAGCCATACCTTTGTTGTATGCATCAATACAATTGTTCTCGTTTAAATATTTTGCTACCCTATGAGTAGAATGTCCTGGCTGAAAGTGGCTAGGCACTTGCCATTTTATTTTGTCTTCTGATTTTTTGTTTACCATATAAGTAATATCCTCCATTGTTTTTTCTGTATCAAGAACTCCCTTTGCATTACACGATGCACTAAAACAGTACCATTTCATCTGTCCACTTTCTTTGGTCAGTTGTAAAGTATTGTTATGAAAACAAAAAGGACAATCCATTCTTAAGGACTGCCCCGTATGTATTGGTATGTTTCTTATTACTTCTGTTTGTTCTCTGTAATTCATGCAAGGCTTATATCACAAATACTATTGTGTGTCAAGGCCTTCCGCAACTCCTATGGCTTTGCCCAATTGATATATAATTTGTGGCACAACTGCATTGCCTAACGATCTAAGTCTGTGTGCCCTATTGGAAATCCCATGAGCCACTCTACCCACATCGGGTTCAAGCTCCCACCAGCTTGGCTCGCTAATGTCGGTGAATTCCTCTTGGCTTCGTTGGGGCTCTTGCCATTGTCCTTCCAGCATCTGCTCGTAGGTGTCTGAAACATCTTCACTGCTAGGCTTAGAGGTGTTCCCCCCTGTGCATACTTCTTCTTCCTGTCTGATGTATCCGTTGTTGCTGTTGGCCAAAGCATTTTCTCGTGTGCCACCTGATCGTTCAAGCTGATCGGCATCCCCTTGTCCATCTTCATCTGCATTCTCTCCTTGCTTGATGCCCCTCGATTGCAATGAGCGTCTGGAGTTCTCCATACTTTGTCCGATGAAGAACGTACGGTATCTTTGGTGCGGTGCGTTGACGCTAGCAGCTGGAAGTACGAAACATTTTGTTTGGAAGCCTTCTTCTTCCAAGTCAGTGTGCACTTGTTTGAATACCATGCCGTCTTCGATGTTAATAATTCCTCGCACATTTTCTCCAATAACCCACCTTGGTTTTGCTTCTCTAATAACTCGTAGCATTTCTGGCCAGAGATAGCGATCATCGCTTGTGCCTGCTCTTTTTCCTGCAACGCTGAACCCTTGGCAGGGGAATCCTCCAACGACAACGTCAGCTGTCTGGGGTCTGTATGTTTTGACATCTTCATGTATTGGTACTCCTTTAAAGTTTTTAGTTAATATTTTTTGACAATACTTATCCATCTCTACAAATTGTGTAGTCTCAAAGTATCCTGTTGCCTCAAGCCCAAGTGCAAATCCACCTATGCCTGAGAATAAATCTATTGTTGTTAGCTTCATAATATACCCTAATAAAAATGGGGATAGGCAACGACCAAGCCTATCCCCTGAACACGAACACTACCTCTATAGCATGCATTGTGTTTTACATGTATCGTATTCATGTATTAACATTACACTATTTTTTAGCGTCTGTCAATTCCTCTTTCACTTTATCTTTTAGTCTATCTTTTATTTTCTTGGCAGTTGCTTTATCTACACCATCTATGATAAGGTGTGTGTCCCACCAATCTTCTTGGTCTTTCTTTTTTTTAGACATACTAAGTCCTCTCATCTATGTAGATAACAAAGCTATCAGCTTCATTGCTAGATATAGAATGGTGCCAATTCCCCTCACCCCTCCACCTTCTCACTACCCTATGAGTAGTGCGACTGTTGAGATACTTCCTAACATTCTGAAAGAACTCTTCTCCTTCATCTGTATTAGGTACACCCTCAAAGACATAACGCCCTTGAAGGAGTCTTTCACTTGGAGCTCTGTATATAGAGTAATCTTTACTCATATTAAACTACTAACACTAGATAGTTTTAACTTTCTACCTTTAGGTGTCACCTCAACAGTATACATATTACCATTGAACTTAATCCATTGTAATCTAGATAGAGATACATTGATATACTTAGAGTTAACTG